GAGGAATTGCTGGATGACCTACCCACGGGCGACGTCAGGCGAGCAATCGAGCTTCGCCTTCGGATCAACAAAGCCAGCACCAAGAAACTGGACGCCATGGCGCGTAATGCGGGACTGGATGGCCGCGCGAGGTACCAAACACGTTATCATGGCGCTGTCACCGGACGCCCAACGGGGGCTGGTTTCCAGCCGCTTAATCTTAATCGTGGGTTCGATGGGATGGAACCTGAACAACTCGTATCCGATATTATGCTCGGAGATGCCGAGTGGCTGGATGCGCTCTATGGCTCTGCGACAGACGCCATCGCCAAAGCCAGCCGGTATTGGATACTGGCCCCGGAAGGAAAGAAGCTCGTGGGCGCTGACTTCGTGTCCGTTGAGGCTGTCATTCTAGCCTGCCTCGCGGGCGAGGACTGGAAGGTGGATGCGTTCAGGAGAAAGGAGCCAATCTATGAGAGGACGGCGGATAAAATCTATGGACTGCCTACCGGCACTGTCACTAAAAAGTCACACCCTGTGGAACGCCAGGACGGCAAAACGTGCGAGTTGGCTTTCGGATATCAGGGTAGTCTCGGGGCGTGGCTCAAGTTTGATAGTACGGGTCGGCACACCGACGAAGCCATCCTCGGCTTCAACCGCGCATGGCGTGACGCCCATCCCCGGACTGTCGCTCTGTGGCGTAGCCTTGAGGCAGCGGCCCTGACGGCCATGGGTGGCGGCAAGTCGTACATCAGCAACGACGTGTACTTTGAGCGCATTGACGAGTGGCTGACCATGTGCCTGCTGAACGGCAAGCGCTTGTGGTACTACCAGCCTGAGGTGCGGATGGGCTGGCCAGCGTGGCACAAGCCCAAGACGGACGAGGACTGCGCTGCCGGGACGTGCGACCACGAGAAGGTCCCGCAGCTAACCTACATGTCGCAGAAGGAGGGGCAATGGAGAAGGGTATCGACCTACGGCGGGAAGCTGACGGAGAACCTAGTGCAGGCCACGAGCCGCGAGCTAATGGAACACGCACGGCTCCAGGCCGAGGCGGCAGGGTATCACCCGATCCTGACCGTGTACGACGAACTCCTGTGCGAAGAGGACGAGGACTTCGGCAGCCCCGAGGAACTGAAGGAGATCATGGAGCAACTGCCCGAGTGGGCGTGGGACTGGCCAATCACAGCCGATCCGTGGTCCGGAACGAGGTATCGCAAGTGACCGACAAGCACATCCAAGCGTATATGGACGGCTTGCTATTCCGCTACCGTTGGGTGGGCCTGTGACCAAGCTGCGAACCGCGCATTACCGCTGCTTGCGGTGCGCCCACGAGTGGTTGGGGTGGGCCGGGCCGACGCGTTGCCCGAAGTGTGGGCACCTGTACGTCAAGTGGGTGGACTATGAATAGCCGGGCCAAGGGATGCAGGGGCGAGTTGGAGGTACGCGATCTCCTGCGCAAGTACGGCTTCACGGCTGAGCGTGGCCAGCAGAGGGCGGGCGGCGCGGACAGCCAGGACGTGAAGCACGACATGGAAGGGTGGCACCTTGAGGTGAAATTCGTGGAGGCGTTCAGCCTCTGGAATGCGATGGATCAGGCAGAGCGGGACAGTGAGGGGCTGGCCCTCCCGGTCGTGTTCCATCGGAAGAAGCGGCGTCCGTGGGTCGCGATACTCGACGCGGAAACGTTCTTGCAACTGGTACGAAAGGGGGTGATAGATGGCAACCAAAGTGGGGCGTAAGCATATAATCATACCGGATACGCAGTGCAAACCCGGCGTCAGCCTCGACCACATGCTGTGGGCAGGCAAGTACATAGCGGAGAAGGAACCGGACGTAGTCGTCCACATAGGCGACCATTGGGACATGCCCTCCCTGAGCAGCTACGACAAGGGCAAGCGCGAGATCGAGGGCAAGCGCTACGTGAAGGACATCGAAGCCGGGAACGAGGGCATGGAGTTGTTCTTCGAAGGCGTGGATGACTTCGACTGCGACTGGCACTTCCTCCTGGGCAACCACGAGGACCGTATCGAGCGCGCCACACAGGACAACCCCCAACTGGAAGGAGCGTTAAGCTATGACCACCTCGCCCTTGCCGACTGGAACGTTCACGATTTCCTTCGACCCGTCACCATCGACGGGATCGTGTATTGCCACTATTTTTACAATCCAAAAACTGGACGACCCTGGGGTGGAACTGCACTCAACATCCTCCGTCACGTTGGACGCTCATACGTCCAGGGCCACCGCCAAGGACTGGATGTTACACCAATTCTTGAGCTTCCTACGGGAGAACGGCGTCGAGGAATAATCGCAGGCTCGTTCTACCAGCACCACGAGCGCTACCTGGGGCACCAGGGCAACGCTCACTGGCGTGGCCTGATCGTGCTGCACGAGGTTCGCGACGGCAACTTCGACATGATGGAGGTGTCGCTGGACTACCTCCGCAGGCGGTACGCATGACCACCATAGCGTACAAGGATGGGATCGTCGCGTACGACAGTCTCGTCACGGTGGGCCGTCAGAAGCACAGCGAACCGGCCAAGGTGTTCAAGTGGCAGGGTACCCTCGTCGGCATGTGCGGCGCGGACTGCCCCGAGAACTACAAGGTCAAGGCGTGGCTGGACGAGATCGCGGCTTCGCCCAAGGTCATCGGCATGAAGAAAGCCGAGTTTGAGTTGCTGCTGATCCCGAAGGAGGGGCTGCTACGGCTGCTCTACAGCGACGGCAGGGGCCTGTTCATCAACTACCCGTTCTACGCCATCGGGAGCGGGTCCGACTACGCGAGAGGCGCGATGGCTATGGGAGCTACGGCAGAGGAAGCGGTGCGGATCGCTGCCGAGTACGATACCTCCACAGGAGGTAAGATACGCACCAGAAGGAGGGGAAAATGAACCGCTACGTTTACCTAGCTGGCCCGATCATGGGGCAGACCAAGGACGAGGCCAACAACTGGCGCAAGGAAGTGGATAACGCGCTGGCTGCGGAGAGCTTCGGAATGACCGCCCAGATCATCGGTGTAAGCCCGCTACGCTGCGAGCCTATCATCGGTGAGCGGTACTTGCCGCAGTACGAGGACGAGCGCTTCGGCACCAGCCGGGCCATCGGCTCCAAGAACTTCTTCGACGTGCGTAACTGCGACCTTACGCTGGCCTACCTACCCAAGCCTGCGCCGGGGCGGCACCAGTCGTACGGCACGATCATCGAACTCGCATGGGCCTACGCGCTCGGGAAGCCCGCCATTGTGGTGACGGACGATCCCGACGTGGCCAACCACCCGGTTGTCCAGGCGTGTGCGGGCTGGCTACTCACGAACCTAGACGACGCGGTGGACACCATCGTGGGCATCCTTGGCGGCTACACAGGAGGGAAAAATGTATGAGCAGGACGTAGCAGCGGCGGCGCTGGCCGCAACTAACGCATATGATGCAGCCCTGGCGAAGGCGGGGGTTGAGCCGGTGAAAGGCACGAAGGACACGAACCCCAAGGACGGCATCGGCATCCGCAAGACGCCGTGGTCAGTCATCCCAATGCGAGTGATCGCGGAGTTGGGGCTGGCCCTGCTGGAGGGCGCGTGCAAGTACCGCAGGCACAACTACCGCGTGGCGGGTGTGCGGGCGAGCGTCTACATGGACGCCACGTTCCGGCACTTGGCTGCGTGGTGGGAGGGTGAGGACGTGGACCCGGACAGCAATCTGAGCCACATCACCAAGGCCATCGCCTCGCTGACGGTGCTTCGGGATAGCATGATCTCGGGGAATTGGAATGACGACCGCCCGCCCGTTCAGGACGCGGCGTTCTTTCACGAGTACAACAAGCACGCAGAGGCGCTGGTGGCGAAGGGCAATCTCGAACCCTACACCCAGCTTAACTCCCGCAGCGCTTAGTCCACATCTCGTTGTGGGCCAATATCTGATCCGCAGTCCCTCGCGTCAGCACATCGCGGCGCGAGGGAAGGATCGGCTTGAACTCTACACAACCCGCGTCGATCACGATGGGCTTAGTCGCGCATCCACTTATCGAGGCGAGCATCAGTAGTAGCGTCAGGCAGCTTAACCACCTCCGCATCTGTCTTGATCCTGTCTTGCGCTGCCTTGGCCACTTCGGTGAGGGCAGCATTGTTGGTTTCAGCCGCACCGAGGGCGCGGTCTGCCGCTGCCTTACGCCGGGCAGCGACGTAGCGGGCGACCCCCAGCGTCAAGCTGAGGATCGCGACCGCAGTTGAAACGATAGTCCAGAGCATTAGTGATGCGCGGCGAACACGAGGCCCACGGCACCGACCAGCGCGGTCAGCGTGTGGCTCAGGTCTGCGTCACCAACGGCGTACGCGGCGAGCGCGCCAATCACGAGGACGCCCGCACTGATGTAGGTGCGATAGCCCTTGAGGAAGCCGCCCGACTGTACGTTCGGTTCGTTGCTTTGGTCAGACATCGAAAGTTCCTTTCTTCATCATGTTTGCCAGACGTTCCGCTCTGGCTCCGGTTTGCGTGGCCCACTTGCTGGCCTTCATACCCTTCGCTGCGCCCTCGTAGTCTCCCCGTTTGACCGCCGCTAAGGTATTGACGAAAGTGAATAGTTTGCCGCCCATGTTGAAGGCCATGTTGGCCAGGACGTTCTGACGGACATCGTCCAGCTTGCGCCACCAGGGGATGCGCTGGTCGAGCATGTAGGTAGCGCGCTTGATGTCGTTGTCGAGCATGAGCGTGATCTCGTCATCGGACAGGCCCACGTCATCTAGGTTCCGCCCGACGCCAATGGTGCGCTTGCCGACCGTGTCGAGGTAGGGCTTGCGCTCGCAGCCCTCGTCCAAGATCAGTTGCTCACGGAGCTTGCTAAGGTCCATGGCTTTAGTCGAAGTAAGCGACGTAAACTGAGCCAGCGTCGAACGTGGCCGTGCCTGCGTTCGTGGTGAGTTTGATCCCGGTGAAGTCCGCTGCGAAGTTCAGATACCCGTAGATGTTCGTTTCTTGGTTCGTAGTCTGGGAGGAGTTACCCATCCCGATCACAGACCAGACAGCATTGCTCGGGTCCATGCGAGTGAGTTCAAGAACGCCAGCCCAAGTGTCAGCCGCGTCCCACGTTGCTTCGGTTTCACTGGATGACAGCGGAATATGGTTCGTCGGTTTGATGCTTCCAGAACCACCGATGCGGCCGTAAACGTTGTATCCGCTGGAGATGTCGCCGCCTCCATTCGTCATGACAACACACGCAGCCGTGTTAGCCGCGTTGTGACTAATGTCCTTGAACATGATCACGACCTTCTTTGCGGTCGCTGGGATCGTCCCTGCCGCCAAGATAGTCACCGAGGTTCCGCTCGTAGTTGCTACGGCACCGCTCTGCGTCCATGAGCCGCCGCCAGCATGGGCGTCCACGTACGTCTTGACCGCCTTCTGGGTGGCCAGCGTCACGTCGCTATTCGCCGCCAGCGTGCCGTCCGTGTCCAGGGTTAGCTCGCTGGCGGTGTCGGCGGCGGTGGCGTAGGGTATCTTGTTGGCCGCAGTCAGCGTGCCCGCCAGGGCTGTCAGCGTGGCGTCGTACGCCTGGACGTTCGTGCCGATGGCCACCCCCAGGGTCGCGCGCGCTGTTGCAGCATCGGTGTCGTCAAGGACGGTGCGGGCGAAGGAGGTTAGGGTTGTAACGTCAGCCGTGCCCGCGCCCGTGAAGTACGGCAGCTTGTCGGCAGCGGACGTAAGCCCGGCCAAGGCTGTCAACTCGGCGTCCACGGTCTGGACCGCTACGTTGTTGACGTAGATCGTGCCAGCGGCGTTGAGCGTCCCTGCGCCCTTGGCCCCGCCCGTGGGGGCACCAAGCTGCGTGCCCGCGCCAATGGTCATCTCGGTAGTGGGGCCAGTGCCGCCAGCCTGCCGGGTGCCGATCAGGAGCGAGCCATCTTCGGACGTGTCGGTCGGGTCGTCAATGCGGGCCGTCAGCGAAACGTAGTTAGTGAAGTTCCCGCCGCTGTCCCTGCCGGTGAACCGAATGAGGCCGATCAGGTCAGCCGCAGCCGGGCTGGTCGAGATGCGGTTGATGGTTACGTTGGGGCCGCTGGCCGCTCCGTTGTCCGACCATTCGATGTAGAGCGGGAAGCTGTCCGTGGTGTTGAGGTAGACCCGGTCGCTGACCTCGACGGGCGAGGCCCACACGCCAGCCGTCAGCGTGTCAATCGTGATGCCAATGCTCTCGGCCCCCGCCGTCGTGTCGTAGATGAACGGGTCGATCTGCACGCCTTCGACGGCAGCCGACACAGCGTTTAGCTGCGTGAACCCGATCTGGTCCGTCATGTAGTTGGAGTGGTCGAGCGCGAGGCAACCCGACGCCGTACCCGTGACGGTGCCGGTTAGGTTGCCGGTGACATCCCCCGTGACGTTGCCAATCAGGTTCCCACGAATGGTTGGCCCACTCATTAGGCTTAGACCCGGTTGAGCGACCAGTCGATGGTCTTGTTCGAGCCGTCCGTCAGCTTCATCTTCATGGTGATGCTGAACGGGCTGCCGATCATCGGGCTTACCTTCACTGGCTCAGCCTGCGCGTGCGCGTAGACGGCGTGGAAGGCCACGGCAGTCGTGCTGCCCGTGAGGGTCTTGGTGTAGACCCAGAGTTCGATGATGTCACCATTTGCGAGGGTGCTCAGGTCCCACACACACTGATACCACGAGGCGGTCGTGGACGTGGCGAGGGACTGGACGGTGCCGTCAGTTGCGGTCGAGCCGCTGGATGCGACGGTGATGGATGAAACTGCCATGTTAGCTGATCCCGTAAAGCATGACGTTGAAGTTGGTTGTAGAGGACGATTGCATGTTGACCGACAGCCGGGTCCCCGAGGGGATGTTGACCGGGATCGGGTAGTACACGGGTTGCCGATGCTGCCCTGCCGACCCGTCGCGGCAAAGCTGTAGGTTTGGAATGATTACCTTCTCGTTCCCGGCGCTGCCGATGGCAACGTCGAGGAAGTGGTTCTTGGCGGTGGCCGTGCCGTTGCACTGTGTCGCCACGATCAGGGCCTTGTGGTTCCGCAGCGTGCTGGCCGTGATCTGGGCGTAGGTGCCGTTCTTCGTATTCGCGCCGCCATCCGCGATGTTCGTCGCCTTGGAGGTGGCCGTAACGGCACCGTACGTATCTACGACCCCGCCGTACTCCGCGCCGAGGAAGCCCGAATAGAATACGAACACCTGAACGTTGACGGCCAGGGCTGCGGAGTTTGACCGCACTCGCACGTTAAGCTGCGTGCCAGAGGGGATTTCGCAGGGCAGGAAGTAGCGGCAGACGTTCTGGCGGTTCGAAGCCGAGCCAGCCATCAGGTCCGAGAAGAGTAGGACTTCGTTGCCAGCCGTGCCAACGCCGATGTCCACGAGGGAGAAGGTGTTGGTCGTGCCGTTGCCGTCGATGCAGACGACCATGCCCTTAGCGTTGCGGGCAGTCGTGCTGGCTCCGATCTGCGCCCACGTACCCTCGGTGTTGAGAGCGCCAGAGGTGAAGGACGTGGTGAGCGAGGTGGCGGCGACGTGGCCAAATTCCTCGTACAGTCCCGCGCGTGAAAATCCCCAAGACATTATGCTAACCCGTAAAAGCCAAGCCAGAGGTCGCGTCCCGCTCCGGTCACGTCGATCTGGATGTTAACTGCCATGCGCGTTCCCGAGGGGATGTCCACGAACCAGGGGCCAGAGATGAAAGGCTCAGTCTCGTCCGACGTGGTGTTCTGCCCGATGTGGTAGTTCGGTATGATGATCTTCTCGTTCCCGGCGCTGCCGATGGCAACGTCCACGAGCCAGAACTGTGTAGCGTTGGCCTGCCCCTTGCCGCTGACGATCATGATGGCCTTGTAGCGCCGGGACGTGGAGGCAATGATCTGCTGATACCCAGGCTTCGTGTTGTTCGAGGCAGGGTGCGACAAGGCCGGGAGCAAGCTGGTCGAGGTGTCCGCGCCGATGGCCTCGCAGATGGCGAAGCTGTGGGTGTGGAACCCGCCGTAGATCATGCTCAGGCCAACGGTGCAGGTAGCCGTAGTGCTGGGCGACTGTTGCCGTGCGCTGATGCGCGTGCCTGCCGGAATGCGGATCGGGAGCGTGTAGGTGATCTGACTGTCCACGACCGCATTCGAGTTGAAGTGAAGGTTGGCCGCGATGACCTTCTCGTTCGGGTTCGCGCCGACCATGATGTCCACGAGGAAGTCCGTGTTGGTCGCGCTCGCCTTCATGATGGTGACGAGGACGCCGACCGCATCTCGGGACGTGGAGGCCGTGATCTCGTCCGGGGTGCTTTGCTTGGTGTTGGCCACGCCGCTGCTGGTCAGCGTCACTACCGTGGTGCTGGCCAACGTGGTGCCCCAATCCTTACCCGTATTGCTGCCGCTGCCGACTGGAAAGTATCCCATTATTTCCCCGTTACCATCTGCCAGAGGCCAGCGCCCATGACGCCGATGACCGCCGCGAAGCCAGCCATGTATGACCGCCAACGCTCAAGGCCAACGACCCGCTCCGTGAGCTTCTTGTCGTCTAGGATGTGTGCTGTTAAGGTTGTCTGGACAGCGTCTAGCTTGCCCTCGATCCGCCCCAGCATGAGGTAAATCTGATCGTCCATTACGCAAGCTTCCACAACTCCACGATGGTGTAAATCTCGACTTCGTCCGCGAAGCTGGACCCAAGCCCAAACCCGGAAGTGGCAGCCGTTGTTTCGCAGCGATGCTGAAACTCGAACGTCTTGGACCCGGCAATGGTAAACTGGCCGACGATCACTGTCGTGGAAGCATCGGGACCGCCAGTCGCGGAGCGGCAAGCCGATCCTACGAGGGTCGTGGTGCCATCCGTGACGTTGCGCCAGCGCCCCTTGTGGGTATTAACAGCGTAACCCGGAGCCTGCGCCCTGATCTCGTAGGTGCCTGCTGCGAGGGTGATCTGGTTCGCGGCTAGGGAGCCGTGCCCGCCTGCGTCATTATCCTCGGTGTTGATAGTGCGGGTGCGCCATGCACCAGAGGTAAATGTCCCGCCGTCCGTGCCCGCCGCCTTCGTGTCGGTGTACTTGAGGTAGTCTGGGACAACAGCCGAGATGCCGCCGACCTCAGCGTCCACGTAAGTCTTGACCGCCTTCTGGGTGGCCAGCTTCACGTCGCTGTTCGCGGCGAGGGTGCCATCCGTATCGAGCGTCAGTTCTGCCAGGGTGTCGGCAGCGGTGGCGTAAGGGATTTTGTTTGCGCCCGTGAGCGCGCTTGAGAGGGCCGTCAGGGTCGCGTCGTACGCTTGGACGTTCGTGCCGATGACCAAGCCCAGGTTCGTACGCGCCGTCGCAGGGGTGACTTCCGACAGATTGTTGGCCGCGAGCATGTCGCCCGTGCCGTTGCCTGATGCGCCAGTAGGCCCTGTAGGCCCCGCAGGACCCGTCAGGTCGCTGTTGATGAGGCCGGTGCCGTCATCGTTCCAGACGAGCGCAAGGCCCGGCTCTGGGGCCGGGAGGCTGCCGCTGACAGTCTCGGACGCGGAGAGGGCCAGGGTGAAGGCGCGCTCGACCACTTCCTCCTGCTGAAGCAGGATCATGACCATGCGGTCGAGGGCATTCTCTAGGTTCTCTGGGAGGTACGCGCCCTGGTTCTGGAGGTCCAGTTCCTGGGTGATGGGCAGGACGCGCTTAATGACAAGGCTCTCGCCGGTCGGCAAGGCGGTGCCCGAGTTGGGGTAGGTGATGCTGCCCGTGCCGGGGTAGTCAGTGACCACGACAGTATAGTTAGCCGCCGCCGATCCCTCGGTCAACGTGGTTTCTACGCCATCGGCATCTACGCGGGTAACTTCAAGGTCAGAGCTTTCGAAAATGACCATAGGCGAGAACGAAAAGCTCGTCGCGCTACTATTTCCGTTCGCAGTGACTTTCTTGGTAGTAACGAGAACCGTCATCGGTTAAACTCCAATCTCTTTATTATACCACGTTTCAGGGGTTTTGGTCAAACAGATCGTCGGCGTTGTCCACCGACATGTCCAGCTTCTCTTTGGCCATGGCCGGGCCGAGTTCGTGATACATCCCGAGCAGTGTCTCACGGGCGGTTTTCTTGGCCGCGCCCAGGATGGCCGTCGCCTTCTTCGCCCTGATCTTCGGGGGCATATTGGTCCAGCCTGCCCCGCCGACGCCGTTCAGGCGCAGGGCCTTGTAGGCCAACTGGCCGTAGAGCTTGGAGTAGTTGTCGTACTGCTCCGCACTCAGCTTCACCCCACCGATCTCCTTCTCGGGGGGCTTCGGGTAGATGCCCACTTTGCGAAGGCCGATCTCGACCGGGTCCTTCGTCAACTCGCTCATGGTGAAGGGGTTCAGGACGGCCATGACATCGCGCCCAACCGTGCTGTCGTGGAAGCCACGATCTGCGGTCGGGATCGGCTGGCCCTTCCAGTCGAGCTTGGGCGGGAGGGTCTGCCGCAGGCCGGGAAATTGGGCCTTCATGTCGTCAAGGATGTTGTTCTGTTGGCGTACGTACTCGTCGCCCGCCGTGGCCTCCTGCCGGATGAAGGCGGGGACGAAGCTCGTCACGAGGTTCGCCACGACCTTGTCCAGCTTCCTGCCGTCCTTGTCGGTGATGGCCGTCATAAGTTCGCCCAGGGTGCGGTAGGCCGAGTTGTCGAGCATCTCGACCGCAGCGTTGAGCATGTGGTCCTGAAGGACCTTCAGCACGCTGCCGTCGCCAATGTTCTCTAGTTCTGACACGGTGTCGTGGGCGTCAGCCGCCATGGTCATCAGGTTGCCCAGGACGCCGAGGCCGTAGTTCGGGACGTAGTGCCCGCCCAAGACGATGCTGTTCGGACGCCAGCCAGCCGCGTACTTACGGGCAGCTTCCTTCTTGTCGGTGGGCATGGAGCCGGTGATAAGGCCCTGGCTGGCCAGATACACGAAGTAGGTCTGGGCTGCCGTGCCTGACACGATGCGCGCAATCGCCGTGGCCTGCGCCTCGGAGCCTAGCTCGCCCCGCAGCGTCATGGCCATCTTGCTGTTCCACTTGACGAGGGACAGGAGGGCCAGGGGGCTGGAGGCGGCGCTCTGCTTGAGTATGTTCGTGGTCGTGCTGACGAAGGGGATCAAGAGGCGAAGCGGCTTTACGTTCTGCATGAACGCAAGGGTGTTCGCCGTCCACTTGCCGTTCTTCGTCTGGAAGGTGTTGAAGGCTGCCTCTTCGTTGGCGTCCTTCATCATGTCCTTCGTCGGGGTACGCTTTAGCTCCGCAACGCGGTTCACCAGGGCTTCCTGCATACGCGGGTCGGCCATGGCGCGCTCCCGCGCCTCCGGGGTTAGGTGGCTCAAGGTCGCATTTAGCTCATCCATGGCCGTGCGGTAGGCCAGCGCGCCCAGGCGGGTGTTGCCGGTGATGCCCTTCGATACCACGTCAACCGCGCCCATAAGCTCGGTCGGTTTGCGCACGACCCAGCCGAAACGCTGCCAGAACTTGCTGGTGCTGAAGGCCGGGTTGCCAATCGCGGGCGCGTGCGGACGAAGGCCCTGCTGGAAGCGGCCAGCGGGGTTCTCAGTCTTTAGCTGTTGGAGGCCATCGCTTAGGCCCTCAACGAAGCCGTTTACCGTTCCGCCCAGGGCGTGGCTCATCTCGCTCCAGTAGAGCGTGGCACCGTCCTTGTTCAGACCGGCAGCCGTCAGGGCCTTGTGGATGGCGATGGTGAGGGGCTTGTCAACGATGCGCCGAACCTGCTGGACCGCGTTGCCGGTGACGTTGATGACCTCGGAACGGATGGAGGCTAGGATGGAGTTGACGAACCACTCCTGCACCTTATCCCACAGGTCCGGTTCGATGATGTGCCGAACGCGGCGGCTAATCATGGTAGTCGTATCTTCGCTCGCGAGGTCTTTCGCCAGCTTCTCCCACTTGCCGCGACCACCTTCCTCCTTGATGTACTCACGGAGGTCAATCTCTTTCCTGAGGTCGCCCGCGAGGATGCGGAGAGCGGACAGGGCGCGGCCAGCCTCGGAGATGGCCCCCATGACGCCGCGCTGGATCGTGCCGTGTTTCGCGACGGCCTGGATGAACTCGAACATATTGGCGTCGGAGTTCTGGCCTTCCTCGAAAACCTTCTTGGCCCACATGCGCACGTTCTTGGCCGAGTTGACCATCATGAAGCGCATCTTGGTTAGTTCTTCGGCGTTGTAAGCCGCACCGATGCCGCGCTTGTTGAACTCGTCAACGCTCATGCCGAGGGCCTTGGCGTTCTCCTCAGTCTCGGCCAGGGAGATGACGCCGCGCCGTGCGTCCATGAAGCCTTCATTGGCCCCAGAGGTAGCCTGGATGATGCGGTGAACGTCGTTCTCGCTGCCGATGTTGTCTAGGTTGATGTTGCCCTTCGCGTCGTAGAGCGGGTGGGGGAACTCGGCGTCGAGGGCCACGCGGGCCACGGCCAAGTCCGTGTTGCTCATCTGCGCGATGTTGATCGGCATGGCCAGCGAGGGCTGCTCGTGTGGGGCCAGGACCGGCAAGATGCGCTCACGCTCGGGGCTGTCGATGCTGCCGCGAACGTCATGCAGGATGTCACGCAGGCGGGCGCGCTTTTCCTCCGGGGAGGGGATCGAACCATCCTCGTTGGACATGATGTTGCTGCGGGTCACGCGGCGCGGGCGAGTGGTCACGCGGCCACTGGTAATCTCGGCAGGCTGCGGCAGGCGCGGGCGCAGGACGATGTCGCGCTCGGGGAACCAATATGACCGTACGTCATGGACCCGTCCCGGCTGGGTGCGGTCCAGCCAGCGGAGGCCGTGGACGCCCGTATGCTCAAGTCCTGAGCGCAGGGTCTGGAGGGCCTGATCCACCATCTCTGGCGGGGTACCTTCCATGCCGCGCTCGGCCTGGATGGCGTCGATGAACTCCTTGATGGACCCCTCGAACTGGCCAAGGCTGTTGCCAGCTTCGTCCAACTGATGGTAGACGCCCTCCAGCAGCGGGTCGCCGTCGAACATCTCAGCCCACCACTCGGGGAGGCGCTGTTCCATGTCGAGGATATTCGTGCTGGGGCTTACGTCAACGTCGTACAGGACGCGGCGGCGGGCGCTACCGGCGTTCGCCTCGGCGTGGTCAAGACTGTCCGTGGTGTGGAAGCCGGGGCCGTAGCGGTTGGCCCGGTGATTGAAGTCCCGGTAGTTGTGGAAGTCGATGGGGCCAGAGGCACCGTGGTAGCGGCTCGGGCGGGGGGTGCGGGGTGTTTCAAGGACGAGGTCGTCCGTGGTGCCGCCGTCGCCACCTAGCTGCTGCTGCAATTCCTCAGTCACCGCCTCGGGGGTTTCCAGGCGGCGCTCGGCAGCTTGGTTGGCCAGACGGTTAAGCTCCTCGTCGCTCAGCGCCATCGGCTCGTTGGGGTCAACACCCAGGCTGTCATTGGGCAATGGCTCGGCACGCTGCCGCGCGCGCAGGGCATCTTCGACTGCGTTATGCTCGGCGCGGAGAGCGCGATCCGCCGCCCTAATCTCTTCGGTGGACGCTCCCTCACGGCGCATTCGCTGGCGCTGTTCTCTCCGATCCCGAATATGCTGGCGGATCATGTCAACCCGCTCCTGGCTCTGCCTGTCAGCAAGAGCCAAACGCGCCGCCAACTCCGGGTCGCCCTCACCCAGGTTGAAGTTGTCGCCGTTTTCGCGGGGAGTGGCGCTCGCTTCGCCGTTGCGGACCAGCAAGCGGTCCATGCCACGCTCGCGCATGAGGGCGGCGTAGGCCGGGTCGAGCGGGTTGCCGACGTTCATAACCAGTTCGCCGGTTTTGATATTGACGATGGGCGTAGAGACTGTCTGGTTTGCGCCACGGACGCCGCTCACGCGCAGGCCAGCAATACGCTCAGCCGTTGGGAATAGCTCTTGGATTTGGCTCTTGATGCCGAGGATGGCGCGGCCCCAGCCATTCTTATTGCCGAGGTCAATGCCACGCTGGCCGATATAGTGAACGTAGAATAGCTCCGGGTCGTACGGGAGCGGCCAGACCTGATGGCCCATCTCGCCCCTAAGCTCGCCAACCTTCTCGCCGTTGTTGTCCATGATGTCCCAGAGGCGTATCCTGGCCTCGGGGATGTCTGCCGCCATCGGCACGAGCGTCAGCCTGCGCCTGCTGGAACGGTTCGGAACCTCGCGGTCAGTGACGGCCAGGGTAGACGTGGTGTCATGCTCCGGGACGATGTCGCGGGCGGTCGTAGTCTCGGGGGCGACGGGCGGCTCCGTAACAGCCTCGCTAGGGGGGCTAGGAGCCTCGCTGGTAAGCGTTGGCTCGGCGGGTGTCTCAGGAGCCGGGGGCGGCGTAGCCTCATGGGTGGCCCTCCCCTCCGGGTTCTCGGCCACAGCTTCGATGTCATCCAGGCTGGCGTCCATCGCTGGGGCCACGCGAGGGGGTAGCTCAGCGGGGGTCGGAGCCGGGGTAGTGGCGGGCGGAATGGGTTCGTGTGGTACCGGGAGCATCCCCAGCCGTGCAGCCCTCGCCTCGGCCACGGACAGGCGGAAGGGGTCAGCCGCGCCCTGCCACTCTCCCGGCGCTCCTTCCCGGAAGTGACCGCCAGACATGCGGCTGATGAAGTAGAACTCAATGAGGCCGTCGATGGCTTGGCCGACCGCGCTGTCCTCGCCAAGGGCCTTGGTGCCGGGCGTGCTGCTGTACTCCATACCCATCATGGTGAGTTGGTGGACCATCGTCGGCAGGCCCTGGGTGAAGGCAGCGGCGAGGTGATTGTACCAGTGGGCACTGTCGAGGTGTTCGGCGTCAACGCCGAGGCCCTGCTCGGCCAGCCACTTGTCCCACGCGGGACCGAAGCCGTACTGAAGCTCGTCCTTGCCGATGTCCTGCGCCTCGCGGTTCAGACCGGACTTGGCCAGGATGCTGTCTGCCAGCTTCGCCTGCTGGTCCTGCGCGATGGCCGCTTGTATCTCTGGCTGCGCAGCCGCTACTGCCTCGGGCGCTATGTCCGTGGGAACGGCTGGGCCTTCCAGCGCGGGGCCAGTGTACGCCGTATCCGCCGCAGTCTTGGCGGGCAGGAAGATGCGCGTCGGGCTGGCCTCCGGGGTGATCTTCTCGGGCGCACCGTCAGCCAGGAAACTGTCGAGAGGATCGGCAATCGGCTGCGGCTTCCCGTAGTTCAGGAACTCGTCAAGCGGGTCCTGCGGCGGGGGAGGCGGCGGCGCGGGTTGCTTCAGGCCAGCATACGGCATTAGAACTTACCCTCACTCTCAGCGGTCGGAC